TACTTACAGATGTGTTTTAAATTTAGATTTACAAAATGTTTCGGGCGGTAGTCTTGCAAGTGGTAGCTTTACGGCTGTAAGTTTAAGTGTGATTAGAGAAACAGCATTAGGGGTTAGAAATGTTTTAGGGGTTCAAAACATAAGTATAAGCACTTCATTATTAGGTAATGGTTTGAGTGTTCAATCAACTATTGACGTTCAATCTAATCTAACTATGATTAATTCAGGTGACGAAGTTTATTGCGAATTAATTTTAGTTCCTGTTGGATATAGTGCAGCAAATATTATTTTAAGTGCTGACCCTGATTCATTCTTTTTTAATAGCCCTTCATCATTATATCAGGAAGGAGTTAGTTTAAATCTTTCAAGTGTTCTACCTGAAAAAGTTAAACAAGCAGATTTCTTTACATGGTTAATCAGGGCTTTTAATCTTTACATTCAAGTTGATTCAATCGACTCAAAGAAGTTTATCATTGAACCTCGTGATGATTTTTACTTAAACGAATTTGAGGATATTACTAACTACTTAGACGTGAGTAAAGAAATTGATATTGCACCAATGGGATTACTTGATTTTAGAAACTTTCAAATGCAATACAAAGAGGACGATGACGAGTTCAATAAGAAGTATCAAGAAGTTTATCGTGAACCTTACGCCACAAAGAAATTCAATGTAAACAACGATTTCATAAAAGGCGATAAGGTTGTAGAATTGGGATTTAGTCCGAGTCCGTTAAGTGAGGCAAATGTTCATACAAGAATCATGACTAAAATACGCCCAGAAGATTTTACAACGGGCAAAAAAGATATGCCAACTTATAACATAAGACTACTTTATTATGGAGGTTTGATTCCCGATGTGACAGGGTTTGTTATGACTTATGGTGCGAGCGGTTCAAGTAGTTATCAGTTTCCTTATGCGGGTATGATTGACGACGTTTATAATCCGACGTTTGACTTAGGTTGCGGATTTACAAGGGCGGTAAATTATGGCACTTACATTCGTAACGGATTGAATTTAACTAATGGTAATTTATTTGAATTATATTGGAAAAAAACAATAGACGAAATAACCGACAAAGATTCAAAATTAGTAACCGCTTATTTTAAGTTTTCACCGCTTCAATTGAATAGTTTATCATTTAGAAAGTTCTACCAAATAGATAAACAATTCTATAGACTTCATGCGGTTGAATACGATTTGAACTCAAAGGAAACAACTAAAATTCAATTCTTAAAATTAAAAGAAAGCCCAGTTTATACGGCATCAATCAAAGTAAGTAATGGAGGTATAGGCACGATTAGCGGTGGGGATATAACCCCGAATTTTAATAAGACTACAAACACTACTTACTTTAGTGATTACAGCAACACAGCCACAAAGATTCAACCTAATTCAGACACGATTGTACTTATAGACTATTCGCAAAAGATTTGGTTTATTGATAGTGCAACAACAGTATATCTACCCGATGCCAATTCAATTCCACCAATTAACGGAGCGCCAATAATTGTGATTAGAAACATAGGGGGAAGTGGAGCAGATGTGTATTCAATTAATTCAAGCCAAGATGTAGATGGAGGCACTCATGTTCATTTGAGAGCAGAAGAAACGATATGGGTGGCAGCTAATAATAATAAATGGGAAGTACTTTTTAAATATAAACAGCCATGATAGCACTATTTAATAAAAACAATTCAAGATTAACAGACTTAGCTGACTTGATTAAACTAATGAGAATTGACTCAAACTATATTTCAATAATAAGAGAATACGAGAATGGCAAAAGTTAAGGCATTAATAGGGATTGAAACTGACATAGGGAATTCAGATGTTAAGATTAAGAAGTTAGATAAGGAAGTTGACAAGCTAAACAAGTCAGCAAGGGCAACTAAAAAGGACTTAAAAGGGGCAGCGGATGCCGTAAGTGATATGGGTGGTCCTATTGGTGGTGCTATTGATGGAGTCAAGGGATTAGCAAGGGGTTTTATGTCATTATTAGCCAATCCAATAGGGTTGATTATTGGTGGTATTGTGCTTGCAATGACAGCTTTATACGCTATTTTTAGTGACTTTGCCCCTTTAATGGATTTTATATCCGATAAAATGGCTTATTTGAATGGGTTATTTCAAGGATTAAGAAGTGCAATCTTTAATTTTATTACTGGAGTTGAAGGGTCAACCGTATCAATAACAGACCAAGCCAACGCAATGCAAAGGGCTAATCAACTAACAAGGGATTATGAAGATAGTTTAGACTCATTAGCACTTAAGCAGGCGCAATATGAAGCACAAATAGATAAGCTATTAAAGCAAGCAAAGAATAAATCTATTTCAGACCAAGAGGCTAACAAGCTATTAGCAGAAGCAACAAGATTGCAGAATGAACAAATAAGACTTTTAAAGGAAAGTTCAAAACTTGAAACGTCTGCATTAATTGAAAAGGCTAAAGGTTATGGAGCAACTTATAAACAAATCTTAGCAATTCAAAAAGGGGCGAGTATTGCTTCGCTTGGTAACTTGTCTAATGAGTTAGATGAAGCATTAAGAGCATTACAACAAAACTACACTAAGCGAGTAGGTGAGGAAGGTCAACTTGAAGAAAAGAAAGAGAAGATTAAAAATGCTTACGATGCAAAAGAGGAATCAAGAAAAGCAAAAGAGGCAAAGCGATTAGAGGAAGAAAAGAAGAAACGTGACGAAGAAGAAAAAGCACTTGCAGCACAATTAGAAAAGAAAAAGAAATTTGATGCAGAATATTCTCAATCTAAAATCCATCTTGAAATAGTTGAGCAGGAGGAAATGGAAAAGTTAGACGAACAGAGAATGGAGTCGCAAAATGAATATGATAATGCGATTCTAAAATCTGAGGAGGATGCACTTAAAGAAAGACAAAGAATAGCAGCAGAAGACAAGAAAATATTAGATGAAGAAATTGAGGCACGAATGGCATTTGCGGGTCAATTATCAGGCTTATTAAATACCATAACAAATCTAATGGGTGAACAATCTGAGGAAGGGAAGGCAATAGCAGCAGCAGCAACTTTAATAGATACTTATGTCGCATCATTTAGGGCTTACAAAGAGGGGTTAAAGTATGGACAAGTATTTGCAATATTATCAGCAGCAGCAGCAGCGGCAACAGGATTGAAGGCGGTTCAAAACATTTTAAATACAGACGCAAAAGGAACTAATACAACTCCAAGTAATACAACAGCATCAGCACCGCCACCAATAACCAGACCGAGTTCATCATTCGTGCAGTTAGATAATCGTGGTCCATTAGACGTTAACAACGTAGGCATGACTAAGGTTGTAGTGGTTGAGTCAGATATTACTCAAGTACAGAATCAAGTCAGTTCAATTAAGGCTAAAGCTACAATAGGTTAAAACAAATAATTTAAATAATACTTTACTACATGGAATTACCTTTATACGAATTAGTAATTAACGATGAAGATGATGAATCGGGAGTTGACTTTATATCCTTAGTCGATAAGCCTGCAATTAAAAGAAATTGGATAGCATTCAAGGACGAACAATTTGAATCTTATACAGATTACCCCGAACAAGCAAAAGAGAATGCGAAGATAGCTTTAAGATATGCAGAGGAAAACGGATGGGGCGATTGTGGAACTGATGTCGGAAAGCAAAGAGCAAACCAACTTGCAAAAGGCGAAGCAATAAGCAGAGATACAATAGCGAGAATGGCAGCATTTGAAAGACATAGACAAAACAGCGATAAGGAATTGGGTGACGGATGCGGAAGATTGATGTGGTTAGCGTGGGGAGGTGATGCAGGCGTAGAATGGGCGCAAAGAAAACTTAGTCAAATAGATAAAAAGGCATTTAGTTTTAAATCAGACCAAGAGAAAAGAATTATTAGCGGTCCTGCAATGATTCCAAATGAATTGATTTACCGAAAAGATAAAGAGGGCAAAGAATATAATGTTGTTTTTAGTGAAGAAACGATTCAAAAAATAGTTGAGAAATACTTTAAAAGTCAATATACTACTAACTTCAATCTCCAACATAAAAAGAGTTTATTAGCACAAGGGGTTTATTTGATTGAATCCTTTGTCATAGACGAGGAAAGAGGAATTAATGCCCCAAAAGGATTTGAAGATTTACCAAATGGAAGTTGGTTTATTTCCTGCAAAGTTGACAACGATGAGATATGGAATGACTTCATTAAAGAAGGAGTTTTTAAAGGGTTTTCAGTTGAGGGATTCTTCCAAGAAAAACAAGTAAAGGAAACTAAGTCAGAAGAATTAGAATTGCTTGAAATGTTGAATAGATTACAACAAGATAAATATAATATAATTACAAATATGAGTGAAGCTAAAAACTTATTAGACAAATTAAAATCAATGTTTCAAGAAGAAACTATTGAAGAAAAAGTAACCATGCAAGAAGCTAAGTTAGCTGATGGAATTACTATCATAAAATGGGATGGCGAATTAAAAGAAGGAACTTTAGTTTCAGTCGTTTCAGAGGAAGGCGAAATCCCTGCACCAACAGGCGACCATGAGTTGCAAGATGGACGTAAGATAACTATCGAAGAAGGCGGAATGGTATCAGCTATTGAAATGCCAAAAGAAGAAAAGGAAGATGAAAAGGAAGCGGGCGAAGTTGAGATAAACATGAGCGAGCAGGAGATAATGGCTATCAAAGAAATGTGTAAATCTTATGAGTCAAGAATCAAGGCTTTAGAAGATAAAATGAAGGTTGACAGCGAAATGATTTCTGAGCAAACCGAAACAATCGGCAAGCAAAAAGAAGCTATGTCATTGATGTTTCAAATCGTTGAGAAATTAGCAGATGAACCAAGTGCAGAAGTAAGCAAAACAGAATCATTCAATGTGAAATTATCTGAGCAAAAACAAAACGAATTAGATAATCTAAGTAGAGTAGTAGAATTTTTAAACAAAAAATAAAATATTATGTCATTTAATGTAACGGCTTTGGCAGCCTACACAAAAGCCAACGAAAGAGAACTATTGACTAAGTCATTATTCTCAGCTAAATCAATCAGTTTAGCGACTAAAATGCCTGGCGTTAAATCGTCACAGCAAGTTAACGTGATGGATACCGATGCGGTATTTCAAGCAGGTACTTCTTGCGGATTTAGTGCATCAGGAACAACAACTTTTTCAAACAGAACATTAACTGTTGCACCTATTAGAGTACATGAGGCTTTATGTCCAAAAGACTTAGAAACAAAGTACCTTCAATTGGTGATGGCTCCAGGTTCTAATCCTAAGACTATTCCTTTCGAAGAGAAGTACACAGATTTAAAAGCGGGTTTAATCGCTGAACAATTAGAGACTGCATTTTGGCAAGGTGATACAACTTCAGGAAATTCGAGTTTAGCTCGTTTCGATGGGTTGTTGAAAATCATTACAGCAGCTTCGGGTTCAGTTATCCAAGCTAATGCAAGTGGATTCACAACAGGCGCACCTTACAGCGCATCAGGTGGTATCACTACTTCGAATGTGATTGCAATTTTTCAAGGTGTTTATCGTGCGTTACCAGTTGCGATATTAGACAAACCTGATACAGTTGTATTTTGCGGAATGGGTACTTTCAGAACTTACCAATTGGCATTAACCAATGCAAACCTATTCCATTACAATACCGATTCAAGTAACTCAAACTTTGAGATTACTATTCCAGGAACTAACATCAAAGTAATTGGTGTGAATGGATTGAATAACACTAACCGCATAATTGCAATGAGAAGTTCAAATATGTTCTTTGGTTGCGATGTGATTGGTGAAGAATCTAAGTTCGAGATGTTCTATGCTCAAGAAGCTATGGAAGTTCGATATGTAGCAGAATTCAAAGCAGGTGTGCAGATTGCATTTCCTAACGAGATTGTCAATTTTGTTTTAGCATAAATAACGGGGGTGTAAAAACCCCCATTTAATTTTATAAAATTATGGCGTGTGCAGTAGTTTCAGGATATACATTAGATTGTAAGGACGCAGTAGGTGGCTTAAAAAACATCTATTTTGCGAATGGTTTAGTTTCAGCAGCTACAATCACAAGTTCAGTTTCAGGAGGTATAAGTTTAGTTTCAGGAGTGCAATTTTACAAGTATGAATTAATGCCACAGGCAGCCGATTCATTTACTGAGGAAATTACATCAGCACCTGCAAACGGAACTATATTCTATACTCAAACATTGGTAGCAAACTTTGCTAAAATGAGTCAAGCACAAAGAGCCAAGTGGCTTGTAATTGCTCAGGCAAGATTGTTAACTATCATTGAGAAGAAGGATGGAACTTTTTGGTTGTTGGGTCAAGTTAATGGGATGGAAGTTAGCGCAGGAAGTCATACTTCAGGTGCAGCAATGGGCGACTTTAACGGAGTTCAATTAACTTTAACAGGTATGGAGGCATTGCCTGCTCAAGCATTGGTAAGTTCATCAGCATTTACCACTGCATCATAAGCATTGATTGTGTGTTTTCATATATTTATTGGTGAT